AACGACCACACCTAACAACTGTGCTAATGTGCCAGATGGTTCCTTGTATGGCAATGGGATGATTGAATTTTTGAGATCCCCACCTGGGACATCGATGTCTCTGAACTCACCAGGATTAAGAGGCTCGTCATCATTACGAATACGAACACCCCTCGCTTTGAAACCTGCTGGAAGATTTGATAAAGTACCTGCATCTATTAACTGCCTTAATATTGAGGTGGCTGCACGAGACAAACCACCGATTGTGTGTAATAACCCGAACCCATAAAATCCAAAACCTGGTAAAAACTTAAAATGTACGAAGTATTGTCTCTTACGTCTTAACGGATCTTGTTCCCTAAAGTTCCTAACCACCGACAAAACTTGGTTCGAATTTTCATCGATCGTGACAATGTACGGCAACATAATGCCATTCGGATCCTCAAAACCCTCCAAGTCGAGGTCAACATGGACTTCCAATAAAGTGTACACATCATCAGAATAGTTTGGGTGTAGTCCTTGCAACTCATTAGAAGTTTCTTGGATACTGCCTTCATCTTCTCCAGAATCTGTAGTAGATAACTCCACATCTCTATATACTCCTGCTACTTGTAGTTTACGAATATCATTATAAGACATTTTAACTACATGTGTAACCCTCTCAGCCGTCATTAAATCTGACGCAGAGTATGGAACAACTAAATCTTCTGCTGGTACAAACTTAGATACTGCTCTTTGTTTTGTTGGATCAAAGTAAACTTTTTTAAAAGTAGAGCCAGTCAATGGCAAATAAAATAACATTTGATCTGTGTCTGGATCATACTCCTCCATAACTTCCATGAGTTGATAGTTCATGAAATCTTTTACTCTTTGAGCTTGATCCTCTGTTTGTTTTGTTGGTACACCAAGTATTTGAGTTTTTACAGGTCCTCCACTTGGTAGCATTTCTTTATAAGCCTGGGACTGAAACTGTGTTGTTGCCTCTGACAAAAGTGGATGAGTTACCCCACTTGCACCAAGAAAAGGATCGCTTCTATCTTCGTAATTAATTCCTAATAAATTAAGTCCCTTGGCAATGGCTTCTTCCCAATCAGATCTTGACTCCATGTCTTCTCTAACTTTTGATTGTAAATCTGAAGACAACGAGCCTAAAACAGAATCATCTAACACTTCAGCTAAGTTAGCATCATGATCATAAGGTTCTGCTACAACTTCTACAGTTTCTTCTGTAACAAGTTCAACTCCTTCTGGTAGTTCTTCCATGGTCGATGGTAGTTCGATATCTAAACTTTGATCCTCTGGCATGACATCTCCACCAGCGCCCATTGCCTTTTCGACCATTCCTGCTATTTCTCGTTCTGCCATAATAAACCTCTCTATTACATATATAACCTAAAAATGTCTCCAATACCATCCCTTATAGAAACTTGTCCACCTTTAGCTTTTTTAATTTCTTTTTTGGGAGTAAAAAATTTATTAAAATGTTCAACGACTTCTTTTTTAGCTTGTTGTTCAAGTTCATTAAATTTTTCTGTACTTAAATCCTCTCCATATTTTTCCTTGTACCTTTTAGGAAAAGTAAATGGATTTAAAACACTATAATTAGGTCCCATTTGAGTGCTTAAATCACTCTCATTTTTTATACTTTTGTCAGCAAAACTTCGAGCCATGCGACCTTCCATCGTAATATAATTAAAGTCTTTTTCTGAAAAAGGTCTTTTTAAAATTTTTGGTTCTAATTTTGACACATTAACTATTATTTCATCTTGTTTTTCTATTAAATCTTTTGCAGATTTTGACGGATTAGTAATTTTTTCAAATCCACTAATATCAGGCACCATGTTTTTTTCTCTTATTTTTTTATTAACTGTAGTTTGTTTTATTTTATCTTTCATGAAAGGAAAGTACCCTATAATATCTTTTCTAGGTACATCATATTTTAAAATAGTTACTTTATCATCAAACCCTATTTTACCCATAGTAAAAAAGTCTAAATTAAAACCCAGTCCCTCTGAACTTAAAGATGCAGAAACTATTTCTTCTTTTTTTATATCTTCTTTCGAAGGGTTTCTAACCATTCTAAAAACAGAAACAGTTTCTCCGTATCCTTCTTCATCTAGTTTAATATTTAATTTTTCATTTTGTTTTTTTACTTCTGGATCTTTTTTTAATCTTATCGCTAGTTCATCAATTGAGACATTACTGTTTCTTTTTTGTTTGACAGTGGGTGCTAGAATATAACCTGTAATTAATTCCTCAGTTGACAAATCATCATGAAAATTTTTCGCCGCATTTTTTAAAGCGTCCCTGCGGTTGCTTATACTAGGACGCGACTCAC